CACACACACACATATTTCACACACACACAATTCATTCATCCTTCATGCCTAATGGGAAGAAACAACAACAGCAACCGCCCAGATCCAGGAAACCAAACTCCGGAGGACGACGAACAAACAACACTAGTTTGCAACTCACCAAGCTCCAGGACGCTGTCACCATGCTCGCAAAGGCACCCAAACCCCGTTCCAACTTTCCGTCCTCCATTGGACGGCTGGTTGACATGGGCCTATCGGGCGTTAGCAAGATCTTTGGCATGGGTGACTACGTGGTAGAAGAGAATTCCTTGGCTGACGTAATGGGGAAATCGGGATCTGCAGTGCACTCCGTGCCTTCATTTACACCAATGGCCAACAACCGCATACGCCACCGGGAGTGTTTGGGAGTGGTTAGGGTGCCGTTGAATGCCGGCTTTAACATTATCCAAACGCTGGTCTTTAACCCTACACACTCTGCCACTTTCCCATGGTTATCCAGCATGGCTAATGGATACACCTCATACCGGGTGCACGGAGCTGCTTTGATTTACGAGTCTAATACTAGTGAGTATTCCACCACACCTTACATGGGCACTATTTGCCTTGGCACTAAGTACGATACACGTGAGGGACCCTTCACTTCTATGGTGGAGATGCAGGGGGCAAAGTTTAGCGTTTCTGCTAAACCTAGCCAGAACATCCTGCATCCACTTGAATGTAATAAGGGGTTCCAACAAGTTGACACGTGGTTGTGCCGACGCGGCGGCGAACTGTCTACCACCTTTTTGTACGACAAGTGCACCATGTATGTTGCCACGGAAGGCATCACCGCGACGGCGGGCACCGTGCTCGGGCGCTTGTGGTTGACGTACGACATTGAGTTGATCAATCCCGTTCTGCCATTAACTCAGGAGACCGCCAAGTTACGCACCGATTGGTATAAGGCGGGATGGGGCGGTGGAACTACCGACCAACTCGGCTCCTACGACAATATGTTTTACGCCTTTGGAGCCAGGGGCCCGTTGGAAACTGGCACCAGTTTGGTGGTTAAGGAACCGTGGCTGGCCGACGCGACCACCGGTATTTATTGTGACACCACCAACAATCGGTTCGTCATAATTAGGCCGGGAACTTATGTCTTCTGTTGGAATGTCAAGGGATCGGGATTTGGCACTTCGTCGCAGAACCCCTTCACTGTCACTAATAGGGGTTCAGCTGAGAGTACGTATTATACCAGCAGCGCGGTTTACACTGATACATTTCATCCATACACTCTGGTGGTTGAGGCTTATTCCATTTCCAATAATGGCACAGACAACGTTTATGTTGGATGCGCCACTCTGACTGGAACACCCACTGAGGCGTGGCTGGGACTTTCTGTCGGCGTTCAGGACCACTAGGGTGGCGGACTTGCCGGTTTGGCTGAATCACATATCACATCCACTTCCACTGGCTGCAGCGATCCAGTGGTCGTAATTTCCCTGTAAGACGCTTGTGCCAGTTTCATGGCTGGCAGGATGTAGTAGTAAGCGGCGATCGTGATGTCGTGGGGGGGTTAAACTCCACGTGGCGCCGTAGCG